AAAATAGTATTTAATAACCGAACTGTTGGAAGATTTTGATACGTTGAAATAGCAGATAAGATGTTGCCGTTTGTTGCTAATCCTTGACCATTAACAATAGTTGCTGTTGCATTTAATTGCGTTGCTGAAGCCATTATTCTACAATTCCGCCAACTAATACTGTAGGGCAACCGGGACCGGCAATGTCGTGAGTACAAGTTAAGTAACTACCTACACCCGGGCCACCAACACATGCAATTGGTAATCCGTTGACTAATACATTAGTAACTAAGTTTCCAATAACTGTTGCTTCTCCACAATTTGGGTTAAAAGGCAATTCCGGAGATAAGTGAGGATTAGTAAAATTACCATGCGGAGTAGCTAGGTCACCAAGCGTTAATATTGGCCGGCCACCAGCCAAGACTGGACCACCTGCACCGGGCAACGAAATCATTTCAGCTAATCCGTCGGGTGCAGGAGCAGCGCAATGACAATAGCCAAAAGTATCGCCTATATCGCCTTCAACTGCTACTGGTCTCATTATTGCCATTTTTAAGTAATTATTCCGCCTTTAGTGGCTGGTTGAATGCCTGTTGTAGTACGAATATAGTGATTTTCAATATCTGTAATAACAGGTGCTGTCATAATGACATGACTCTTATTCAACGCTATGTTATTATTTATATCTGCAGAAATTAGGCTTTGCATGAGTCCCAGCCCCTGGTTGCTTGGTACTACTGTGAATGGTTTACTTAATACATAACTATCAGCTGTTACTTCTACAATTTTAGCAACAATTTCTTCACCTACTAATTTGAAACACACGATATCTCCTGCAGAGTATCCTTTATTGATTAACATATTTTATCCTTGTAAATGTTTGCGTAGTTCTGTAAATCCACCAACGTGTACATCATCTACAAAAATCTGCGGTAGTGTACGTGCGTTAGGTACTGCTTCTAATAACTGCTCTTTGGTCCAACCGTGCATAATATTACGTTCTTCGTAATCAATGCCCTTTGAATCTAATAGTGCTTTTGCCTGAACGCAAAATGGGCAGGCGTCCTTGCTCCATACGATAGCTTTTGTCATTTTAATTATCCTTATTATAAATCTGGTAATGCTGAGTAGTCAACTGCGTCACTCATAACGCCGATAACGTATGATGTAGACTCTGACTCTTGTAATGCTGTTTGTTTTTTGCTTGTGTCGCTATGCTTGTTAAACCAAGGAATAGGTGTTGTCTTGGGAGCAGAACTCTGATACTTAATACCAATTTCTTTTAATGCGCCCACGGCTGTGTAATCAACAAAATCTTTAAGAATATTAGCGTTAAGTCCAATCACCGGACCTTTCTTGAACAAGTAATCGGCCCAGGCTTTTTCTTCACGGATAACATCCATGTATAGTGCATATACTTCTGCTTCGCACTCAGCTTTAATACTTGCAAAGCGTGGATCTTCTTTTACTACTTGATTGATAATATACGCAGTCCAACCTTTGTGTAACAATTCATCTTGTAAAATCAAACTAATGATATTACCATTGCCCATGAAGATACGATTCTCCACCATGGCTAAACTTGTAGCGAACGATACCATAAAGCGGAATGCTTCTAATGCGTAACTTGCATGTAGTGCCATCCAGATAGCCTTGATGTGATCTTTTTCTGCAACTGTTTCGCCAATCTCTTTGCGGCAGTTAATTTGATGTAATGCTTCGTAGTAGTTGCCCACGGAACTTGCCATACTAACAATCTCGTTAGTGTCATGGATTGTATTAAAGATTTCTTTAGGTACATTATAAATGTTACGAATAATGTGACTGTAGGAACGACTATGAATGTTTGTCTCAAAGAATGTCCAGTTATATACAAGTGCTTCTAACTCTGGCAATGATACAACCGGAGTAAAGATTTGACTTGGACCACGACCTTGCAAACTATCTAATGCTGTTTGACGTAGCAAGTTACTTGTAAAGATGTGTTTAACTGCATCACTTGCTTCTTTGAAATCGTTAGCATCTTTAGTTAATGAGATTTCTTCTGGTACCCAAAAGAATCCACGTGCAGTTTTTTCGTAGTCAGCAATTTTGTTATACTTAACTTCTTCGAAACGCTGAATAGTAACTGGCCCTGCTGGGTCTAAGAACATTTTTCGAGACAGGTAATCGGTCTTGGTATTTAGATTATATTGTTGTTTTGACATGGTTTATAGCTTACAAGCTTCGCAGTCCTCTTCATCTGCGTAATCGATTTGTTCTAATACAGCCGGCGCTTCGTCTGCTGTTACTTTACTACCTTGCTTGTTAATCAAACTGTAGTAGAAAGTCTTTAAGCCCCATAATTGTGCTTGCATTAAATTTTTGGCTATTAATGTAGTAGGCACTTTACGATCTGGGAAATGCGCTGGATTGTAAAACGTGTTAGTACTTATACTTTGATCAACATAGGCCGCTAATACCGATGCCGTTTTTAAGTATGCATCGCAATCCTTTTGTTCCCACATTAGTTGATACTTGTGTTTTAGTTTATGGTATTCTGGAACTACCTGCACTAATGAACCTGCTTTGGATTCTTTAGTAGAGATCAAACTCATTGGCATTTCGATACCATTTGTAGAGTTAATTACAACACTCGATGATTCAACTGGGGCAATTGCCATTTGGGTGGCATTACGCACACCATGATCTTTCATGTTGGTTCTTAGTGTTTCCCAATCTAACTCGGGAGTAAAGTCTGCTAACTCGTTAACACCTTGAGCACGTAACTCCCACGGGAATTGTCCTTGACCGTAACGTGTACGGTGACTATCCCAACAAGCGCCGCGCTCTTCGGCTAACTCTACGCTTGATTCTGTTAAGTAGAATGCTTGATGTTCCATCCAGGATTTAACATCTTGTAGCGCATCTTTCTCGCCATACTTGTAGCCACGTTTAGCATGCCAGTATGCCAAGTTAGTAACGCCAATGCCCAGTGGGCGGATTTCGTCATTGCTTAATCTTGATTGGATTGAGAGGAAGTCCTGGTAGTCCAATATATTGTTAAGGCTACGGTGGAGAATACGGCAAGCACGACGCATATCCTCAGGGTTCCTAAAGGCTCCCCAGTTAATACTGCCGAGAGTGCATAAAGCAATGCGTCCATTGTCATCATCCAAACGCTGAAAAGGACGAGTAGGTAAAAGTATTTCACAGCATAAATTTGACTGATAAATTGTGTGGTATTCGGGATCAAATGGGCCTTGGTTCATTACGTTATCAATAAACACAAGATAGATTCGACCTGTATCAGTTCTCTCCTTAAGTATACCACCTTTAAATACTTCTTCTGCTGTCATTACTTTTTTACGCAAGTCCTTGCGCTTTTCGTATTTGACATACAGTTCTTCAAACAACTTAGTATCACGGTAAAACGCTTCGTATAGTTCAGGAACTTCGTTTGGATCAAAGAATGTGATATTTTCTTTGTTCTTAAAACGGCGCCAAAATAGTGCAGATAATACTACACCATAGTCCATGTGGCGAACACGTGTTTCTTCTGTACCTTGATTATTCTTTAGTACAATTAGGTCATCAAATTGATGATGCCAGATAGGGTAAAATACTGTTGCGCTTGCGTTGCGAATACCACCTTGTGAACAACTACGTAAATCGCCAAACCACTTCTTCAAGAATGGAATCATACCAGTGTGCATGATTTCGCCGCCGCGAATAGGACTACCTAGTGGACGTAAACGACCAATTTCTAAACCAATGCCAGCACGTTTGCTAGCATACTTTGCCATCATCTCTCCTGAGGCGAAAATACTATCAAGATCGTCATCACTACGAATAAGAACACAAGAACTAAATTGTTTCGTAGGAGTACCGAGACCAGCCAAAACAGGAGTAGCGAGAGTGAACAAGCCATCACTAGCCGCATTATAATATTCTTTAATATAACGCATTCTAGCCGCATTAGGTTCTTCTTTATGAAACACAGTTGCGGCTGCAACCATGTATCTAATTTGTGGAGTTTCATAGATTTCTTTCGTGGCACGATTACGCACCAAATACTTTTCAATTAACTGCTCAATGGCTGCATAGGAATATTGCTCGTCTTTTTCGTGATCGAGCATGTC